CCTAAGGTGAGCCGTATTCATTGCATGGCTATAGTGAATATAGATACTGGAGAAGAGTTCATGTACAACGACGAGCTTAATTCAGGTGGGGCATCCATTAGTGAGGGGTTGGAGCAGCTTGATCGAGCCGACCAGATAATAGGTCATAATATTATTAATTATGATCTGCAGGTTCTTGAGAAGCTCAAGAGCTGGACACCCAAGGCTCAAGTGCGGGATACCCTAGTGTTGAGTCGCCTGATTCACCCTGACATTAAGAACAGCGACTTCGCTAGGCGGCAGAAGGACGAGGACTTCCCTTCCAAGATGATCGGAAGTCACAGCCTTAAGGCGTGGGGTTATAGGTTGGGTACTCTTAAGGGAACCTTCAAGGAGCAGCATGGGTTTGATGTGTGGTCTCCAGAGATGCAAGAGTACTGCCTACAGGACACCAACGTAACAACAAAATTGTACCATCAGTTTGATGAGCTGAAGTATTCCCCTATTGCCATTGAACTTGAGCATGAGTTTGCCAAGATCATGACGATGCAGGAGCAGCGAGGCTTTGCTTTTGATGTACCGAAGGCAAGCTGGTTGTATGGCTCACTGGCTGGTGAGAAGCTGGACTTGGATACTCAACTGCAGGAAGTCTTTCCTCCCAAGGAGATACAGATGAAGTCCCGCTTCTGGAAGGCTGATAATCAGTTGTTTGAAACCAAGACTGCTGCCATAGCCTCAGGACACAAGGCTTCTACTGTTGAGAAGGGGCCGCACAAGATAAAGAGAATCCCTTTCAACTCCCTTAGCAGGGATCACATAGCAGAGAGACTGATACTCAAGGGGTGGGAACCCAATGAGTTTACCGAGGGTGGCAAGCCTAAGGTGGATGAGTCCGTGCTCAGTGGTCTGCCTTATGTTGAGGCTCAGATGCTTTCAAAGATTCTAATGCTCCAGAAAAGAATGGGTCAACTTGGAGATGGCAAGGAAGGTTGGCTCAAGCTGGAGAGACAAGGACGTATCCATGGTCACGTTGTTACCAATGGAGCCGTCACTGGTCGTTGCACCCACCGACACCCGAACATGGCTCAGGTTCCCAGAGATCCCTCCTACCGAGCCCTGTTCAAAGCCACAGATGGCATGGTGTTGGTTGGGTGTGACGCCAGTGGCCTTGAACTCCGGTGTCTTGCTCATTATATGGGTGATGCTGAATACACGCAACAGCTACTGAAGAGTGATATTCATACTGTAAATCAAAAGGCGGCTGGCCTACCCACAAGAGACAACGCCAAGACATTTATCTATGGGTTTTTGTATGGTGCTGGAGATGAAAAGATTGGACAGATCATAGGCAAGGGAGCCACTGAGGGTAGAGCTATCCGAACAAAGTTTCTTAAGTCTCTACCAAGCCTGAGAGTTTTGAAGGAAAAAATTTCCAGCAGTTTGAAGAAGCGCAATTATCTTATAGGGCTGGACAAGAGGCGGCTTCACATACGGAGTGAGCACTCTGCCCTTAACACCCTGCTTCAGTCGGCTGGAGCTGTGGTAATGAAGAGAGCTACGGTTAATCTGTTTGATAAGCTGGTAGCCATAGGTCTAAAGCCTAACGAGGACTTCGCTTTTGTTGCTCACGTTCACGATGAGTTTCAAGTGGAGTGTTGGCCTGAGTTTGCAGAGAAGGTGATGCTGGAAGCAGAGGATTCAATCTATGAAGCAGGTAGGTTCTTTAATTTGCGCTGCCCCATGGAGGGGAAAGCCAAGACGGGAGGAACATGGTCAGAGACACACTAAAAATAAAAGAAGAACTAGAGCACTTGGATTTATATGCGTGTGCTTTATTTGGAATTAACTACCCAGACTTACGGAGGCAGAGCCGCAAGCGAAACTATGTGGAAGCACGTCAGATGCTTTGGAAGTTACTGAAGGAGCACGGCTACCGTGTTGGTGAGCTGGCTGAGATGTACAATAGAAATCATGGGGCCATCTGCAATGGCATCCGACGCATCTCCTTTAAGGTGGATGTGAACAGACAGATAGAATTAAAATATAAACTACTAAAAGATAGGCTTAATAAATGTTGTTAATTGATGGAGACATAGTGGCGTACAAGGTTTCAGCAGCTTGCGAGGAACCAGTACATTGGGGCGAGGACTTCTGGACTTTACACGCTGATGCCATGGAAGGTAAGGCACAGGTAGACATCTGGATTGAACAGTTGAAGGAGGATCTCAACTCGTCTGATGTTAGGGTGTTCCTTACGGGACGCTCCAACTACAGGACAGGCTTGTTCCCTGAGTACAAAGCCAACCGAAGAGGGAAGCGCAAGCCTATGATCCTCGGTTCTCTTCGAGATCACTTGATCTCTAAGTGGGGTGCTGAGTTGGAGGATGGCCTTGAAGCTGACGACTTGATGGGTATCGCAGCGACTGGGCCAGAGTCGAGCGGATCAATTATTGTCAGTATAGACAAGGACTTAAAGAGTATCCCTTGTCGGTTGTACAACCCAGACAGGCCCGAAGAAGGAGTGCAGGAGATTACAGCAGCGGCTGCTGATGCTCATCATTTTTATCAGACACTGGTGGGTGACTCTTCTGATAACTACAAGGGCTGTCCCAACTGCGGCCCCAAGAAAGCTGAAGGATTGTTGTCGATCATCCGACCGTGGAATCGGGAGGAAACATGGGAAAAAATCCTTCAGATATTTGATAGAGCTGGGTTATCATCTAAACACGCCTTGACTCAGGCTCAGGTAGCGAGGATCTTGAGGCATGGTGATTATAACTTTGAAACTAAGGAGGTAAAATTGTGGAAACCCAAGTCAAAAAGAAAAGAAAGAAAAAAGCAATCGTCATAGGGCTTGTAGGCAAGGCTGGCAGCGGTAAGGACACAGTGTTCAACCTCCTAAAAGAGATGGTTCCTGACAAGGAGGTTGTGCGGCTGGCCTTTGGGGATGAGGTTAAGAAGGAGGTGGCTGATCGTCACCAGATACCTGTAGAACTTGTCGAAGAACAGAAGGAAGTGTTTAGGATTATCCTGCAGAAGTGGGGCACAGAGTACCGCCGTAAGCAGAACGAAAGGTACTGGATAGATAAGATAAAGACACAGGTATCTTTCTTAAGGGACAACGTGGATGTTGTTGTCCTTACTGATGTTAGGTTTTTGAATGAGGTGGACTACGTTAAGGATGAATGTAATGGTTTTATTATAAAGGTGATTGGATCTTCTCGTAGGGTGCTTCCGTCTGACCATAGATCAGAGATGGAGCTGGATAATATTACTCCTGATTGGCTGCTACCCAACAGGAAAGGATTGCCTGAGCTATCTGAAGGGTTATGTTTTCTTATACAGGAGCTTAATTTAGTGGAGGATACTGATGGATAAGGATGAATTTCAGGACTTCCCAGTAATACCAGCGGAGTTAATGGCGGCTCTGGACTCTAGGTTCCCTGATGTTATGCCAAATTCTACTGACTTAGGTGAAATTTATCGTTTACAAGGACAGGTTTCAGTTGTAAGACTCCTAAAGGAAGTGCAGAAAGCGCAGTCGGACAACATCTTTTCGGCAGAAACTTAAAAATAGGAGAAAAAATTATGTGTATAGGAGGAGGAGGAGGAACACCAGCACCACCACCAGCACCTGCGCCAATACCGAAGGTGATGACAGCAACTAACTTAGGTAAATCAGCGTCTAAAAAGAAGCGGGAAACAGGTGGTCGTAAGCGAGGAGCTAGGAAGAGCTTGGTCATACCAAAGACAGGCGTACAATATACCTCCTCAGGGAGTGGAGTTAATGTCTGATGCACGTACCTTCCATAAGAACATTCTATAAGAATGGCTCTGAAGAACGGCTCACTTTTTTAAACCGAGCAAGGGAATCAGCGGAGCTTACCTTGCCTTACCTTGTACCACCAGAGGGGCACAATGAAACCACTACATTTCCTACTCCCTTTCAAGGCATGGGGGCCAGAGGTGTTAACAATCTTTCTAGTAAGCTTCTTCTGGCTCTTCTCCCTCCTAACTCTCCTTTCTTTCGGCTTGTTGTGGATTATTATGCTATGGCTGATCAAGGTGTGGACGTGGATGCTGTCCGTTCTGAGATTGAAAAAACATTAGGTAAGGTAGAGCGTTCAGTTCAGTCTGAGTTTGAATCAAGTAACATAAGGTCTGCCATGTTCGAGGCACTGAAGCATCTCATTGTTTCAGGTAATGCCCTTGTGTATCTGCCAGATGATAACAACATAAGGGTGTATGGTTTGGATAGCTACGTAGTCAAGCGTGACCCTAGCGGAACCTTGTTGGCGCTGTCTACCAAGGAGACAGTATCTCCTGAGGTTTTCTCGGATGATGTTAAAGCTGTGCTAGCTGTAGATGACACAGCTATACCTTCTGGTGACAGCTACTCAAAGCCTAAGGGTCTTGATCTATACACCTGTACCCATAGGGATGGTAAGAAGTGGAGCGTGTTTCAAGAGATCAACGGTGTTGAGGTTCCCGGTACACGGGGTACATACCACATAGACAAGAACCCCTTCATTGCCCTACGCTTTACTCGGATTGACGGGGAGCATTACGGGCGGGGATTCATCGAGGAATACCTAGGCGACCTCCGAAGCTTGGAGTCATTGACTCAGGCTATCGTGGAGGGATCAGCGGCTGCTGCCAAGATGTTGTTTCTGGTTAACCCCAATGGAACTACCCGACTCAAGACACTGGCTCAGTCACCCAACGGAGCTATTGCACAAGGCAATGCCGAGGATGTCAGTGTGCTACAGGTAAATAAGTTCAATGATTTTAAGGTAGCCTATGATGTTATAGGTATGCTGAAGGATAGACTGAGTGCCTCCTTCTTAATGAACAGTGCTGTCCAACGCAATGCAGAGAGAGTAACAGCCGAGGAGATTCGGTTCATGGCTCAGGAACTAGAGGATGTATTGGGTGGTGTATATTCTATTTTGTCACAGGAGTTTCAGTTACCTCTTGTGAATCGTATGATGGATCGGATGCAGAAGAAGCGGAGGTTGCCTAAGATTCCTAAGAAAATGGTTAAGCCCACCATTGTCACAGGGCTTGAGGCTCTCGGCAGGGGGCATGATCTCAACAAGCTTGACACTTTTATAGCTGGAGCATCACAGTTGCTCGGGCCGGAGTTTCCGACCTATGTTAATATGTCGGATTACCTGAAGCGACGGGCCACATCAATCGGTATAGATGATGCGGGTCTGGTTCGTACTCAGGAAGAAATAGAAATGCTCTAACAACAGCAGCAACAGATGGCAGCTATGCAACAGGG